GGTACCGGTCCAGGATGTGGAGCTGGTGGAACAGGTGGTGGTGGATCAAAAGCCGGTAGTGGAGGAGCACCTAATCCAGGAACAGTAAACACAGGTGGTGGCGGTGGAGCTGGCCCAGGAACTCCAGGACCATGTGGTAGAACTGGTGGAAATGGTGGTTCAGGAATCGTAATCGTAAAAGAAATACAAAAAGCTTCAGGAGTCTGGAGCATGGGTACTGTATATAATCAAGTTAAAGATGATCAGTGGACTTATACTACTGCATCTGTAGATTATTTAGTGATCGCTGGTGGTGGAAATGGATCTTTAGGTAGTGGTGGAGGTGCTGGAGGTTTAAGAACATCTTATGGTGTTCCTGCCGTTTCAAGTTTAACTTTAAGAACAGGAGCTTATGACGTAACAGTTGGAGGTGGTGGAAGTGCTTCAATTTTTAATCCCGGAGGTGTAGAAGGCACCACACAAATTTCAGCATCAGCCGGAGGTAATGGTGGTGGTAACTGTGGTAGAGCTGGAAACCCAGGTGGTTCAGGTGGAGCAGCAGGAATGGGATCGTGTACTCCAACAAATAGACATCCAGGTATAGGTGGAACAGGAAATGCAGGAGGATATAGTCCGCCAGAAGGAAATGCTGGAGGAAATATTGGTGCCCCAGGAAGTTGGGCTACTGGTGGTGGCGGTGGAGGTGGCGCCGGTAGCGCTGGTAACCAAGGTAAACCCGCAGGTACTGGTGTCGGAGGATGTGGTGCAGCAAATAGTATTACAGGGAGCCCCGTAACATACGCAGGGGGTGGAGGTGGAGGTAATGTATCTCCTACATCCGGTCCAATTAGTAGTGCGTGTGCTTCAGCTGGAGGTCCCGGTGGAGGTGGAGACGGAGGTTATTACAACCCAGCAACCCCAGGAGGAACACCTATCGCTGGAGAATCTGGAGATGTTAATACTGGTGGTGGAGGTGGATCAGCCGGCAGTAATCCGATTATGACAGCGAATACCGCTGGAGGAACTGGTGGATCGGGAGTTATAATTTTAAGAGTACCTAGTGCAAGAACTTTAGCAGCAACCCCAAGTCCGCTTAATCCGGTAACATCTTGTGTAGGACCGACTAATGATAAAGTAGCTAAATTTACAGTTACTGGAACGTTGACAATAACTTAAATTTAAAATATAAATTAATTTCTAAGGAGTATAAATATGGCACATTTCGCAGAACTAGATGGAAATAATATAGTAACAAGAGTAGTTGTTGTTGGTAACGATGTTACAACAGCAGCTGGACCTTTAGGTGAAAATGACATGCATGTTGATGGTGAAACATGGTGTGTTAATTTTTTCAAAGGTGGAACTTGGAAACAAACTTCTTATAATAATAATTTCAGAAAACAATATGCAGGCCAAGGTCATACCTTTGACTCTGCAAAAGACAAATTTATTTCACCTCAACCATATGCATCTTGGGCATTAGATGGAAATGATGATTGGCAAGCGCCAGTTACTTATCCAACTGATGACACAGATAAAAGAATAAGTTGGGATGAAGCAGGTCAAAAATGGACGGCGACTGATTTTTCAGATCCAGTCAATAATTTCAATTGGGATGCATCAGGCTTAACTTGGGTGTCCGCATAAGGAGACTTAAGTCATGGCCACTAACGGCGGCATAATCGGAAAAACAAACACCGCTTCCTTCGGGAAGGGTACTGTTACAAGTACAACCTGTACTGGATCAACAACACTCACAACACAACCAGGAACTAGATTGGTTAATGCCCTAATTGTTGCTGGTGGAGGTGGTGCGCCTGGAACAGGTGGAGGTGATGGTGTTAGCGGTGGTGGCGGAGCTGGTGGTTACAGAACATTAAGTAATCAAGCTGTTTGCGGAGCAACTGGTTATACAGTTGTTGTAGGAGCCGCTGGAGCCGCTGGAAGTTCGCCAGGTGGTGAAGGATCTTCTGGTAGTAATTCAAGTATTTTTTGTATAACTTCTGCAGGTGGTGGAAGAAGTGGTCGAGGAGACCCAAGAGGACCCGGTTGCGCCGGTGGTTCGGGTGGTGGCGGTGCTAATAATGGTGCTTCAGGTGGAGCAGGAAATACACCTTGTGTAAGTCCAGCACAAGGAACAGCAGGCGGAGGTAGTGCTGGTGGAAGTGCTGCAGGTGGTGGTGGCGGTGGAGCTAGTTGTGCAGGTGGAACAGGATCAAACCCAGCAGGTGGTGGAACTGGTGGAGATGGAACAGCAAACAATATTACAGGATCATGTGTAACTTACTCAGGTGGTGGCGGTGGTGGAGCAGGAAATGCTTCTCCTCAACCCGGTGGAGCAGGTGGAGCAGGTGGTGGAGGAACAGGAAATGGTCCTCCCGCTAGATCAACTCCCGCACCAACAAGAGCAGGAACAATAAACACTGGAGGTGGTGGAGGCGGTGTTGGAGATTGTGGTGCTCAAGCTGGAAATGCTGGTGGTTCAGGAATCGTAGTAGTAAAAGAATTAAACAAAGCAAGTGGTGTGTGGTCAATGCAATCACAATTTCAAAATCAAAAAACAGGAACATGGCCCGATGGAACACAGGCATTGAGTGTAGATATAGATTATATGGTAGTCGCTGGTGCCGGTGGTGGTGGTGCTGCAGGTTGCGGCGCTGGCGGTGGCGGAGCTGGAGGATACAGAGCTTCTGGTTATGGACCTGCTCCTTTACGAGGATCTGCTTTATCTGGATTATTTACAAAAACTTCTTATAACATTACCGTTGGAGGTGGCGGAACTGGTGGAACTACTCCAAGTGGTGCCTGTACGGTAGGAGGTTCAGGTACTAATTCAGTTTTTAATGTATGTGGTGTAGAAAATACATCAAAATTTACATCGAATGGTGGTGGAGGTGGAGGTGGTTCTCCTAATGGTTTTGAAGTAGGTATTGATGGTGGTTCAGGTGGTGGTGCTGCATTTAGCGCCCCGAATGGTGGGGTTATTGGAGATGGTAATACTCCTCCAACAAGTCCTCCTCAAGGTAATGATGGATCATTGGGTGCAAATGTTCCTTCAACACACATGGCTGGTGGTGCTGGTGGTGGCGCTGGTGGAGCTGGTGGTGCAGCGTCAGCTAGTCCTGCTCCTGGTGGAAGAGGTGGAGTTGGTGGCGTAGGTGTACCTAATGATATTACAGGAAGTGGAGTTTCATACGCTGGTGGAGGCGGTGGTGGTAGAGGACCGGCAAACGGTTCTCCATGTGGAACTGGTGGTTCTGGAGGAGATTCAAGTAATTCAACTCCCGGAAATATTGGAACTGCGGGAACAACCAACCGAGGCGGTGGTGGTGGTGCTGGGTCTGCTGGAGGTGGAGGAACTGGTGCTAATGGCGGTTCAGGAATTGTAATTGTAAGAGGACCAAGTGCTGTAACATTCGCTGTAACACCTGGAACTAATTCAACTGGCACAGCGGGAAGTTGTAAGACGGCTACATTCACAGTTACTGGTACATTAACAATTTCATAATTGATCTAGATCAATTCTTCTTGTTTTTCTTTACTCTCCCTTCAAATTAAGATAAAACATATGTATAAAGACATATGAACTTAACAAATTATTATTGGTACTTTCAATCGGTAGTTCCTTCTAGGATCTGTGATGAGATTGTTAAATATTCAAAATCTATTCAAGATCAATTAGCAACCACAGGTGGCTACGGAGATCCTAAAACATTAAATCCAAAACAAATTAAAGATTTAAAAAAGAAAAGAGATTCAGATATTGTTTGGTTAAATGAACGTTGGATCTATAAAGAACTTCAACCTTATGTTCATACAGCAAATGCAAATGCTGGTTGGAATTTCCAATGGGATTATTCTGAAAATTGTCAGTTTACACAATATAAGAAAGGACAATATTATGACTGGCATTGTGATGGTTGGGATCGACCCTATCAAGGAGAGCAAGGTAATCCTTCGAATGGCAAGATTAGAAAGCTATCTATGACGTTAACTTTATCGGACGAAAAAGATTACAAAGGTGGAGAACTCGAGTTTGATCTTAGAAATTTAGACCCAGATAAAAAACCAAACATTAAAAAGTGTAAAGAAATATTACCTAAAGGATCCTTGGTGGTATTTCCGGGGTT